AACCGGTTGACCTGATGACATAGACGTTCCCACAGTTTCCTGCGTCAACTCAATGGACAGACTGTTGATGGACATGCGACCATTTGAAGAATCGGCAAATGCTAAGACTGCGACATCATGCCGGACCATAGGAGCACACGCTGCAGCATCGAAGCCGCCCCCGCCGGGCCAATGGTTTTTTAATTTGACCATAATTTTGGTGTAGGTCTCCCTGTCTATAACTTCTTCAGATATGCTGCTCTGATTTATAGCAAATCCCTTCATTGGCAATCCATATTTTCCAACGCAGTCATGATACTCTCGATCCGAAACCAGAGAGATGGTGGTCTGTGTGTAGTTGTCTGGATCAATGATAGTTGCCTTATAATCTTCATAGGGAGCTGCCGCTTCATTATTCGGACATATCAAACCCGCGCCTATTCCGGTTCCGAGCTGCCCTATGTGGCCATAAGTTCGAGTATCGCAATCCGTAAATTTTGCCATCACCACTTCAGTCAGGGCAGCATTATACCCATAAACCATTGCTGTTTTATTTGAACTGCCAAGCAAGTTATCCTCTTCCATACATACGGCATGCTTATATGTTTGTGACTGTTTTAGTGGGCAATAGTATATCTGGGGGCCCGTTAGCCTGAATCTGCGTTTGGTTCCATCGTTGTCAAAAGCCACACCATTGACAAGATATTTATTTGGAAAGAATACCGCGTACTTGACGGTTTTCCCATCGCTGTTATAGATCAATGCACCGAGCCAGAGGTTTTTCTCACCGATCGTACCTTGACTTTCTACCGTATCGCCCCGGTAGATCACATACTCATCCAGGAACTCGTCTTCGCCTCCGGCGTTATAGCCGCCCCCGGCAAAAACAGCCAGATCATCGGTATAAGCTCCAGCTACACAGGTCCGCTTATAAGTAGGATACGCGGCAAGCCGATCTCCCAGCTCATAGTGTCCATATCGGACCAGCTTGTAGAAGCATCTGGCAACTCCACCCACCCCGATATATCCCGCCGTCACCCTTCTAGCCTTCGCGCCGACGCCGATATATATCTTTGCGATACTGCGCGCTTTGGCGGATACTCCTAAATAAGCCTCTTTGGCCACCTGCGCTCACCTCACTCATAGACCAGATAAATGCATCCTGTAGTCAGGCTGCTGCTCCCTGCGGTCATATCCGATGTGCCCGCATAGATCTGCCGTACCCCCTTTGTCGTGACCGTGGGCGTTAAGGTGGTCTGTCCGGTCCCGCCCCGGGACGCAGAGAGGGTCCCGCTGGTTATGTTGGAGGCGGAGTGAGTGTGGGAGGCCGCAGCAAACAATGCCTTGATCTTGCTCCAAAGGATCCGTTTGAGCGTATCCTCTTCCGCGCTGTCTGTGATCAGAACAGCGTCCTTGTCCGCAATGGCGTCTTTCAATTCCGCGGCCTTCACATCCATAGAGGGGCGCTGTGCCAGCGTATCAATGGCCGCCTGGAGGTTTTCGGCCTTCAGCCCATGAGTATCCGTGTACCCGATGTCCGATGCCGCTGTTCCGTGGGGGTTGCCCTTCTTGATCTGGCTGTGGTCGTAGGCCGTCTTGCCACGGTCCCCCCGGTAGGCGGTGCTGGCCGTCTCGCCCAGGGCCAGGTCGGAGCCGATGGCCACATACACCGTCCCGCTCCAGCGGTAGGTGATGTTGCTCTCCACGTCCACATAGATCTTCCCGCTCTCCGGCGTGATCGGGTGCTCGTGCTTCTGGTCGGTGTAGAAGCTCCCCTCGTGGTAGTATCCGTCCACCACGTCGTCCACATAGCCGGGCAGCTGGGAGGAGGGCACCTTTCCTGTCTCATCCAGTTCCGCAAGGCCATTGGGGATGCCCGCCGGCAGCTGTTCGACCGGGACCTTTCCATCCTCTCCCAGTCCCGCCACACCGCCCGGGGTCCCCACCGGCAGCTGGGAGACCTCCATCTTTCCGCTCTCGCTCAGGTCTGCCTTTTTGTCAAACAGGGCCTTGTGGGCCTCCTCATCCTCCTCATGCACCCCCACGGCCTCCGCCACGGCCTGCCTCAGCGTCTCCGCCGTCACCACCGCCGCCGCGTCAATGTTCACCGTCAGGCTCCCCTGGTTGGAGAAGGCCAGCAGTCCGTAGAACGTGTACACAAAGTCCGGCATGTCCGCCTTGCTGGGGATCTCCACGCCGATGTCCGTGTCCGTCTGGAACAGGGCGATCAGCTTCTCCGCCTCACTGTCCAGCCTTGCCCACACGCCGAACTGGTTCAGGCTGTACCCCGCGTTGCTCTGGGGCGTCACCTGGAGCTTCAGCCGCTGCCCCTTGTCCACCGGTGTGTTGGAAATAATGCTGGCCGCCTGCTTCTCATTCACCAGGGCCGCCTGGGCCAGCATGGCCGCCGGGTCCACCCGGCCCTGTCCCGCCGCCGCCCGGGTGATGGTCAGCTGTTTCCCCTCCACCCACCGGGTCAGCAGGTCGTTTCCGTTGTTGGTGATTATTCCGATCCAGGCCATAGTGCCTCCTCCTTCTGTTCTGTCGTGCCGTACTCCGTCAAAATGCCACCCACGCACGCCGCCAGGGCGAAGGCTGTCGCCGTCCCCTTCTGGTCGTCCGGGCTTGGGTTCACCCGTATGGTGGTACAGCTCTCCACAAGCTCCCCGCCCACATAGGCCGCAAAGCCCCATCCCGTGGCCGTGCCGCCCGCGTCGTAGTATTCCACCTCCTCCAGGTGGGAGGAGAACCGCTTGGCCGCCGCCAGCCGCCGCTCGATCTCCGCCATGGACATGGCCGCGAACTTCTCCTGTTCCTCCACGGTCATGATGTTGACCCGCAGCCGGAAGTACCCCGGTTTCCCCCCGTACTCGTACCACTCTTCCACCGTGGACCCCGGGTAGATGGCGTCCGCCTGGGCCTTCACCGCCGCGGCCGTCCCCATGGTCCGCCGGATGGTCAGCGCCGTCTGCACGATCCTCCGCTTCTGCTCCAGGTCGTACTCCGGGTCGTACCAGTCGATCTTCCAGCTCACCGCCAGCGCGTCCAGCACCGCCTCGCTCACCGTGTCGATGGCCGTGTAGATCTGGCTCCCGTCGATAAAGCCCATGGTCTGCCGGTGCAGGTCCAGCACCGCCCGGGACAGAGCCTCCACCCACGGCTGCTTCTGCAAGACCCGCGGCAGCCCGTCCCGGAGTTCCGCGTCCAGCAGGCTCTTAATCATCCTCCAGCCCTCCATAGTCGGCGGTGGCCCCTGTGCACTTGGGCAGCTCGTGCTTTTCCACCACCTTGTCCGCCGGGGCCGTCAGCTTCACCCGCTTGGCGCCCGCCTCCCGCACCCGGGCGATCAGCTCCGTGGGGTTGATGTCCCGCCCCAGCTTCCGCTGCCAGGTCTGGAACTCCTCCACCGCCGCGCTCACCCGGCTCTGTATCTCGCTCACCGATTTCTGGTCGCTGGACCCGATCCAGTAGGTGAGGGAGATGGCGTACTCCACCTCCTCCGGGGCCTTGCAGTTCACTTGGTCGCACAGCGGCCGCATGCTCTCTCCGCTCATGTACGCCTCCATCTCCGCCAGCTCCGTGGGATTTGGCAGCCGCAGGCCCTCCTTGTCCTGGATCACGAAGTAGATGTCCACCTGGTTGGGCTGCGGGCTGTCCGTCCGCACGTCCGCCACGTCCCCCCGCCACTCCCGGGCGTAGTATTCGTAGGCGTCCCGCGGCCCCGCGCAGCTGTACACGCTGGGGGACAGGTAGATACGCCTCGTCAGGCTGTCGTCGTCCTCCGTGTCCAGCCCGCCCGTGCTCTCCGTGGTGTTGCTCACGCCGGCGATGTAGGGGATGGGGTCCACCAGGATTTTGATGGCCCCGGCCAGCAGGCCGGCGCTGCCCGCGCCCGCCTCCTCCGCCTGCACCACCACGTCGGCGTACAGGTCCCCCGCCGCGATCTCCGCGTAGTCCAGCGTGTTGAAATACTTCCCGTCCTCTGTCTTCACCCGCGTCCCTGCCGGGATGGCCGTCACCGTCCCCCGGACCTCGGACAGGGTAAAGCGTTCCGTGGCCGTTGCCCGGGTCGGCTCCTTCCGGCTCACGCCCACCAGGGCACCCAGCGCGTCCAGGGCCTCCCCGGTGGAGGTCTTCAGCAGCTCCATCCGCCCCTTGGTGTCCGCGTACTGCATGGTCTGGTATTCCATGGCCGCAAACGCCTTGATCAGCAGGTTCAGCGGGTCCGCCGCCCCCAGCCCCGGCTCCTTGCCGGTGATCTCCCGGTAGTACCGGGTGTAAAGGGCGCTCAGCTGCTCCTCCGTCTCCCGCAGTGTCATGTTCTCGATGAAGTTCAGCTCCGGGCAGTTGGCCAGTTCACCGATGTTAGACAAGCTCGATCACCACCTTTGGGATCATCATTCCGTCGGCGGCCTTGTCCGCCGTCCATTCCACCCGGGCCACCTTTGCCCTGGGTTCGTACCGTTCCGTCTTCCGCACATACTCGGCCACCAGCAGCGCCTGGGCGTTTTCCTGCGGCCCGTCGATGATACTGCCGTCAATGCCGAACTCCCGGTCCAGCGCCTGCTCTCCCGCCACGGTGCCGTACAGCACCTGCAGGTTCCGCAGCACCTCCGCCGCCGTGCTCTCGTCCGCCCTTCCCGGCTGAATGTCGATCACCGCGTCTCCCGTGCTCAACATGTCTCCTCACCCCCTACAAATACTCCTCGATGGTCAGCGTGACCTTGCATTCCACCAGCGCCCCGCTGTGCAGCACCGCCGCCCACTCGTCGCTCACGTCCGTGATCTTGAACGGGTAGGAGGAAATGGGTGCGTTTCCCACGATGAAGTAGTCCGCCACGCCTTTTTCCGCGCAGCTCTGAAAGTGCTCCAGCGTGCTCCGCGGGCTTGCCCCGTCCTGTGCCCGCAGCAGCAGGTCATAGCTGTACGACTTCAGCTTCGGGGCGATCCACTGGCTCCGCGCCTTGGCCCCCGTCCGGTCGTGGGTGGCCCAGTCGCTCCCTGTGCTCCCCTTCAGGTTGCTGGGGGTAAAGATACGCCGGTCGCTCACCGTGAACGTCCGGCCCATGAAACTGCCGATTGCCATTGTCTCTCTCCCCCTTACTTCGGCGGTGTCGTGCCGCCGCCCAGGCTGTCCGTGTGGGTGTGGTTGACCAGGCTGATCCCCTGGATGGTCACGTCCCCCGTCCCGGCCTCGGCGTTGATCTCCGGGGCCGTCAGCTCGATCTTGGTGGGACTGGTAATGCTCACGTCCCCCGCCTCGTTCACGGTGATCAC